ACTCAGGCGCGATCTCCATTGCTAAAGAATACGTGAACGCACGCAGGTAGCCTGGCGGGAACGCTAGTACCGTGTTCAACGTAGCAGGCTGAGTTAATTCTTCAACACTGACAAAATGCCACTCCAAGTCCCGCGTGGGCTTGGGGTAGATGTACATATCAACGTCTGGATATGTCATGTTGATAAACAACACTTGCGGGTAAGTAGACGTTACTGTTTTCACAGCAATACCATCGTATTGCTGCTGGTTAATCATTTTTATGCCGTAAGAAACGTTTGTGCTTGCGTCACGGTAGTAGGTTGCATCATCCAGCAAAATAGGCCGGTTGCCTACAAAATCGCCTGTTGGGCCAAGGGTGCGGTTAATAAAACCAGCAGGCCATGTAAAGACTTGATCTTGCGTAGAAAAAACAGACAGACGTTCTGTATTCCACGAATCTATCATCTGATTTAGCGCAACAAGGCAATCGTTGGATGTTTCGGAGGAAGGCGTTTCACCTTCGGCCAGCATACCGATTAAGCGCAAAGCGCGGTTAATTTGATCCCCAGCGGTATACGTGGCCATGCTCAGACTCCTTCGGTTTCACCTTTGCGGGTGTATTTGCGCTTCACAACTAACGTGTTGGCCGCTTCTTCAGAGTCTGAAGGCGTGTCTGGATTGTAGCGCATCCAGCCATTTTTTTCATCAAAATCGGCTTCAAGGTCCATTGTGGCTACTTTGCGACCGTGGACAGGATGAGAAAGATAAATAACCATGATTTAAAAAATGGGGGTAATTAACCCCCATTTAATTTAGCTTGCGCCGTGGATGATGGAAAAGTTAATGATGACAGCTTCGGAGTACGAAGTTGCAGCAGTCAAGTTTCGCAACGTAATCAATGCAGAACCAGCAGCCAAATACGAAACGTAAGTGGTGTAAGCCCCAGCAGCGCTACCAGTAGTGTTACTGGAAACGCACACAATAATTGTGTCATTGATGGAGATTGAACTATTGGTCAAAACAAACGACACGGCGGTGGCTCCGGCCAACGCTGCGTTGTTCATTGTGATGCGGCCAGCACTGGTATTCAGCGTCACCCCTGTGGATTTGCTGGTGGCTTGCGTTACCGCACCTTGGGCTGCTGCACTGTAGCCGATTTCTTGGCTGGCGTAGCAGGTAGTAAATTCGGGATCGCTATAAGCAACACCGACAGCTTGTGAATTTGCCATGATTGTTCCTTAAAGAATGGGGCCAAAGCCCCATTTAAGTTTAGGCCACGCGGTACACAGTGTAAGCAGCATCGCCGGTTTTGCGGAACAAGAATTGCGCCGCGCCACCAACACCGGCTGCACTGCCAGTAATAGCAACAACCAAGTTACCAACCGCAGTAATGCCAGTTCCAACAGCCATCGTAATCAGGCCGGTTGAAGTGCCCAAGTTGATAACTGTCAGTTCAAACGTGCTGTTGATTTTTGCGTTGGTAAACACAGCGTCAATTGCGGTAGCAGTTGGCAGTGTGTAAGTTGCCGCTGTGGTAGACGGATTGCCCACCAAGATGCCACCAGTGGTTTGTGCAACGGTCAAAGTGGCCGTAGCAGTTGCCGTATTGGGCGCTGCTTGAACGCCCATAATGATTTCATTGGTGTTGCCATCAGTAAACTGATATCCACCGCCAGAATTAGGTAAAGCCATGATATTTTTCCTTTAAAAAAGAATTGATTAACCCCAAAGACGGCAAGCCATCTGTGGACGAATGGTGTTAAAGCCATACAGAACGTCAATACGGCAAGGCAGGCGGTCGTTGTTGATGTCGTACTGACGAACAACACGCAAGCTGATACCGTTATGAACTGCACGGGCAGCCATGTCAACACCTTGTGGGAGCAAGAGGTCAGCAGTAGCGAACGTGATAGCGTCCTTGTGGTAAACCAAGTTCTGTGCGTAAGCAGTAGATGCAGTGCCCAAGAAGGTCACAACAGCGCTAGATACTGGCAAAGCGGTCATGGTAGCCAGTGCGTTAGCAGCGGAGTACATGGGGGCCACAGTTACAGTCCAAGTGCCGGACACAGCGGTTGCGTCAGCCAAAGCCACAAACTGGAACAACGAACCAGTGGTTTCACGGGTTTGTGGGTTCACAGCAAAGCAAGCTGCAATGGTAAACACATCACCGGCTTTGATGGTAGTAGTTACAGAACCTTGAGCCAAGGTTACAGTAGAAGAACCTTCAGAAGTCACGGTAGCGCCAACTGTGGTAGATGCAGTAGCATCACGCGAACCAGTGGTGAACTGTTTGATCGACTGAGACATATTGATCTCGTCATAACCCAACACGCCAGTGCCCATCATGCCGTTCTTAAACTGCTTGCTGATGGTGTCGGTGGGGTTAAACAAACCTTTCATGCCTTCAACCAGACCAGCGTTAGCGGCAGGGTTGACGGTGGCGTAACGTGGGTTCATCACAGCGGCGTTTTCGTTCAGCTTCTGCTGGGCTTGCAACAGCACCAAAGAAGTTGAAGGTGTAGAGCCAGGAGTGCCAACCGAGTTGCCGATAGTCTTGAAGCAGTTAGCAACGTCAGCATCAATGCTGGAGGCCAACTGGCTGATACGAGGCTTCAACACACGTTCTGCAAAGTCATCCAATTGCATGGTCAATTCAGCAGATGTGAAGTTGACACCGATGTGCTTTTGGGTGGAGACAGTCAGAGTGGTGAACTGTTCGTTATCGTCCTGAACTTGCAGGGCGGCACCGTCAGTTACCAAAGCGCGGTCAGGTAAACGGATACGCAGTGTGGAACCGATTTTTGCGCCTTCAACAGCGAAAGAATCGTCATACTGGCGGTTCACGTTGCGGGTGATCACAAGATTGTTCTCGAGGATTTCGAGAGCCTTCCGTGTGATCATGTCAATGGTTAAGATACTGTTAGACATTTCAAAAGTCCTTTAAAAAGTTTTAGCGGTTCTGTGCTTCCCACTTCTTCCGCTGTCGCAACCTTTCGGCTTCAATCCACTGCGAGGCTGTCATGGTCTTGATAGACCGTGGGTCCGTAGTGTCATGTGCCGGTGATCCAGAGGATCGGGCGGTAACTGGCGAAATCGGCGCTGGCGCAGATGTTGTTTTCTTCATCGGAGGTTCAGCGGCCAATTTGGCTTCGATCCGTCCGATTTCCTTCGCCTGGCTCAAGGGCGTCATGCGTGAGATGCGATCTGCTTCTTTTGGATTTGACCCGAGGTAGTACGCTAACTCAGGTCCAATGTCCGAAGACTGAATCGTTTCTGCCATCACGTTGGTGATTGGTAGCTTGGGGTTGTACGCGACTTGTTCAAAGTCATCGTATTTGCTCCGCGCTTCTTCCTCAAGATCGTGATAACTCTCAAGAACCTGCGAGTGCTGCTTGGCAGCTTCACGCTTGGCGATCAGTTCTTCTGCCTTCTGGAGGGCCAATGCGTCTGCATAGGCTTCAGTTGACTCAAACTGGTCAGCGGTGGCTGTCGGGGCTGCTCTCAGCGTCTGTTGTTCAGACTGACGCTGTGCTTGTTCTCTTTCCCACTTACGTTGCTCTCTTGCAAGGCGTTTGCCGATAGCTGCATCAAGTTCCTCTTGCGAGAATGATTTGGCTTCGGTTACTTCCGGCGTACTTTCAGCAACTTCAGGTGTGGCCGTCACATCCGTGGTTGGCGCGGAGTCTACTTCCGCTAGGGCTTGTTGGACTTCTTCAGTCATTTCTATGAATCCTAAGATTCCCTGATGGACTGCATCAGTACAGTTTTATTGGCACATACGTTTGGTTAACCCAAGGCAGGCCAGTTGTGGTCAATTGCGGTGCGGCTTTCTTGGCCAGTTCTTCATCAAGTCTGGCTTCGTATTTACGCACTTCTTCTTCACCGAGCGAATTCTTGACCCAGCCAATTACTTGGTCTGGTGTCAAGGATGCGTACTCAGTGTACGGCGAACCTGGAGCGTACTCAAGATTAGCTGTACTGTAAATATGTGCAGTATAGTCGCCTTGTGTGCCGGTCAGCAACCAGTTCACCACATAAACGACATTTTCCTTTCCCCCATACTGGGGAAAGCACTGCATTTGTTCTACGGTCCAAGTTTTCATACGGGTTCCTTGTAATCAGGATCATGTGGCCAAGTAATGCTACTCATCACAGCTTCAAGTGCTGGCATATCAGCCGCCGCCATGACCGCCGTAACAGAATCAGCCGCTGTAACACGGATCGACTGACGCCATGTGTTCCACGCTGGATCAATCGGTGTGCTTGTCTCAGTGGCCTTGACCACCATCCAATCTGATGGAAAAAGGATTGAGTAAGCTGTAGCGTTAATCTGTGACTTGCAATTGGCCTTGGTAGCGTCCAAGTCCTTGGGTGTGCTGGTGTAAGTGACTACAACTTGACCGTCAACCAAGGCTGGCGCATTTTGGGTTACCCAGTAATAGATGTCTGACGGTGCTTGACCGTAGATCACATCGACCATGCCGATTGCAATCTTTTCTTCTGGCGTAGACAAGTTGCACCAGTTGGCGGGGTATTGAACCTCATCAAGTGTGAATGCTGTGCCCTCGGGTACAAGTTGGACGATGACATTATTTTGGACAATTGCAAACATGGGGTTACCTTGCTAAAGCGTTTTGGAATGGGTTTTCTGCAAAGGCTGCGTAAATGTATGTACCAGCAGAAACGTTATTGCCTGTAAAATCATTCCGAATTTTAAAACCATTTGAAACTATATCCAATGCGGTAGACGCTTCAGCACTAGATTGATTTGGTTTCAATTGCAAATTAACCAAGTTTGATGGATTCATGCTAGTGTCGTGAGCAAACCATTGGTCTGCTGTATCAGTACGTTTAATTAACAACCATCTTGGTCTAAAACCCGTGTACACAAACGGCCCATCAGAAGACCCGTTGCCCGTGTAACTACCAAATGCGGAGAAGCCTTTGATTGCGGCAAAGCAATAGGCGGCGTAAGTATAGACACTGCTGTTGATGTTTACATCGTTGCTTGTGCCGATGGTGAACACAGAGCTACTTGGCGCAGTGTTATTCCAATATGCCGATGATGTGGTTGCGGCATCAAGTGACTGCAATGTCAAATATTGCGTTGCCCCCAATGATGCGTGGTATACCGCCCATGCTTGTGTTGTACCTGTGTATGTGCATTTTACAATCACCAGACTTGGGGCTACACCCAAACCATGACCCACCGTAGCGCCGTTTGTACCGTTGGAAATGTATTTGATTACACTGCACCCACTGGTTGTATTGGCGCTTACAGTAGATGTAATAGTCCCATTTGTGTTAGATACACCAGTGCCGCCACCCTTCCATTGCCAAGCAACATACGTTGCTGACAAATTGTTGTAGTCGGTGTTTGTGCCCACTGTAAAGCCAGTAGAGCCAAATGCAGTCAGACCTTGGACATCTGTTGTTTCTGCGGCTGTTGTGTTTGAAATCAAAGCCTTGGTCACACCCCGCACAACGTCAGTTAACTTGTGATCGGTAGCCGCAGAGCGTGACTTAATCCACACCAAATCAGGTTGGAACGATGCAGACCCCACTGTGTTTGCAATTGTGTTGCTCAACAATGTACCTGTGTACAGTGTAGCCGCCATGTAAGCCGCACCGTTTGGAACTGTGCTTGCTGGCAGGTTGTATGTGTTCAGCGTAGAAAAACCAGTTGGAGCGGTGTAAGTAAGTGGACGCTGACCAAAGTTGGCAGATACTTTGTTGCCAGTTGTAACTGATGAAACGCCAAAGAAAATGGTTCCGGTCAAGTTTGTAAAAGATGCGCCAGTGCCAGCAGACGGAGAGCCTTCTACCCATGTGTTGTTTTTGCCAAACCAGATTCTGCCGTTGTCAACATCAATAGCCACTTGAAGAATGTCGCCAGCAACAATTGTTCCTGTGGTTATATTAGTCCCGCTTCCATTGTTATATTTAAAAATTGATGCGGGTGAACTATTACCATATTGAACGCCCCAACCATCTGCACTTGCTCCAAGATAGTTGGCGTATCCTGTAAACGTATTGGATGCCGCACCAACAAAAACAAGGTTTGCTCCTGTGATGGCAGTTGCTGTTATTTCACAATACCATTTGCCACTACTCACGCCAATAGTAGAAAGTCCAGACTGCCACGCTCCAACAGCAGAAGTTGATGTGAAATCTAAGTTTGCAGATGAATACGTGCCATTTCCCACACTGCCAATTGGATTAAGCGTTGGATAGTTAGCCGCAGTCGCACTGGTCAGTGTCGGCACATCAGTCATTGAGTCGTATGTCGTTCCCGCAGTAATGCTGATGTTGTTGGTTACCCAGTAATTAGCATTGCCTGAAAAGTCTTTACCCAAACCTGCATTGGATGCGGTAGTCAGCGCAGAGTTGTCTGTGAAGGGCAAGTAGAACCCGTTTGTGCCGTATGTACCCGTGTATTTAGCTGGTTGCCATACGCCAGTGGTTGCGTTGGTTGAGCCAAACGATGATGGGGTCAATTGCTGGCCGTCAATAAAGTTAACTTCAGTAAAGTAACCGTCAAGATAATATCCGGTGGGCAAAGCAACCCTGCCAATTGAATGAGCAGTAGCGGTATTAACAATAGAACTGTAATTTAATGGTGGGTCAACACTCGTGCTAAAAGAAGTTACTTGCGTTCCATTGACATAAATTTTAATGCGGTTGCCTGCCGTTGCTTGCGTAGAATCAAAAGCAAAAACAATGTGATACCAAGCTGATGGATCACGAAAAACTTGTGTGGTAACTCTGCGCCATTGTTGGGTTGTTGCAAGTTCGCCGCAGTCTAATTCATTGTTAGCCCCACTGTTATTAAATGTCATGAACATGTAAGATGTTGTTCCGTCAACACCAAAAATACCCATTGTTGCCGAGCTGATTGCCCCCCGTTTAACCCACCCACTCCAAGTCCATGTCGTGCGGTTTGATGCACTTGCTGGGGTCCGACTTAAATACGCACTTGCGCTAGAACGAAACCGCAAAGAACGGGTTAGGTTGTACGCGCTTGTGCCAGCCGAGAAGACGGGGAAGGTCATGCCACCCCCTGCGAACGGCCTTGTTCATATAAGTTTGTACCGTTGCTGCGAAACACAAAGTAATCTTGTGCCGCTGCCGCAGTGGACAATGTTGGTGCAGTGCCGTTAGCCCACTTAAACACGCTGTTCCAAGTAAGCGTGTTGCTACCAGCGTTCTGGATCACAGCAAGCGCATAGAAAGCACCAGACACAAGACCTGTAGGCGCTCCAACAGTCCTGTTTGTGGACACAAAAGTAAAGGTAGCCACTTGGCCTGTTGTGGTGTCCCAAGCGACTGTAGCCGCATCTGTCAAAGCAATGTTGGGGCTGTAACCCGTGCCAACCACACTCAAACGGTTGTTTGTAGCGTCATAACTTAAGTTGGACTCATTGCCAAATGCTGATGTGCCGTTACCGTATGGGATATAGCCAGCAGTCAGGGTTGTAAGGCCAGTGCCGCCGTTGGCGACAGGCAAAGTTCCTGTAACGCCAGTGGTCAAGGGTAAGCCTGTCAAGTTAGTAGCCACACCCGATGTCGGCGTACCAAGCAAAGGCGTGACAAGTGTGGGGCTGGTAGACAAAACAACAGCGCCTGTACCTGTAGAAGTTGTGACACCTGTACCGCCGTTAGCCACCGCCAAAGTGCCAGTAACATCAGCCGCAGCCAAAGCCGCCAAGACCGAGTTTGTACCGTTGGATCGGAGGTAATACGCTGTGGTCTGAGTGCCTGTCAAGGCAGTGATGGCAGCCGCCGCAGTTGTCTGACCTGTACCGCCGCTGGCAATTGCCACCGTGCCTGTCAGATCAGCCGCAGCAAGTGCTGAAAGCGTAGCGTTTGTGCCGTTGGAACGCAGATAGTATGCGCTTGTCTGTGCGCCAGTTAAAGCCGTAATTGCCGCCGCCGCAGTTGTTTGGCTCGTACCACCATTGGCTATGGGCAGTGTGCCGGTCACGCCAGTAGTCAAAGGCAAGCCGGTTAAGTTAGTTGCCACGCCAGAAGCTGGTGTTCCCAAAACGGGAGTCACAAACGTAGGGCTGGTTGCCAAGGCCACTACAGTGCCTGTACCAGTTGTGCTGTATGAAGTGCCCCAAGCTGTGCCGGTAGAATTACCAATACCCGCGCCAGGGTAAGTCATGCCCCCGCCGCCAGATGAATTGATTGTTTGGTTTGGCCAAGTGCCTGAGATTGTTACGTTTGTACCCGCCACTAATGCCGGTGTCGTTGTACCTGTGCCGCCATTGGCCACTGCCAACGTACCGGCCAAAGTCACAACGCCCGTGCTGGCCGTAGCCGGTGTCAAGCCAGTTGTACCTGCGCTAAACGAAGTTACGCCGCCGCCGCCGCCGGTTGAAGCAATTGTTTGATTAGGCCAAGTTCCTGTAATCGTAACGTTTGTACCCGCCACCAAAGCAGGCGTAGCTGTGCCGTTACCGCCGTTGGCCACAGGCAAGACACCTGTCACGCCAGTGGTTAACGGAAGACCGGTCAGGTTGGTGGCTGTGCCCGAAGAAGGAGTGCCTAAAGCACCGCCGACTGAATATTTGCTGTTAAACGTAGCCCAATCGGTTGAGGTCAAATAACCATTAGCTGAAGTGGTAGCCGCAGCCATGCTGATAGCTGGAGTTGTGCCGCCCGAGGATACGACTGGCGCAGTGCCGGTCACCGAAGTCACTACAGTCCCCCGCAAGTCGTTGACCGTGACCTTTTTGGTCGTTGTGCCTTGGACCAGAGGCAAAACCTCCGTCCCGCCCAAGGGCGTGGTGGCCGCAGGGAGTTGGGAAATTTTGACGTTGGACATGATTTAATCGTAGTAGACGGTTGCGGAAACAGTGCCACTGATGACAATGTAAATGCCCTTGTTGGCATAAATACCATTAACACCAAAATTGTAAGCAGTCGCCGCTGTTGGCGTAAACACTTTAAAAATCGGCGTGGTCGTAGTCGTTGCAGCCGAATCATAAACCGTGATGGTTGGTGTACCACTGGCCGCAGTGACCATGATACCAATCAATTTACCAGCCGATGCTTTTATGTTTACTGTTGCGTCAGTTTGGGTATAGTTTGCCATGATAGTCCTTATGCAAGAAAGCGGAGTTTGTACAAAGTTCTTAAATAAATCTCAATGATATTGTCAATCAGTTGTTGCAATGACATATCGGTTTTGTCAACCACCTCATATCTGGCGTCTTCGATCTGCTTGAGCGAGTCTTCCAAGAATTCAATGATGTTAGATGTTTTCTTGGCCGAGTGCAATGTAATGGGGCCAATCAGACCGTGACGGCCTTGATAGCTTTCAGCAAAATCATCCGCTGCATCAATGATGCGGTCGTAAAAAATGTTCAATGCTTTGTGCTTGGAAAAGCTGCGCGTGTTCAAATGAACACTGTGCGCCACATCTCTTGCAAGAAACAACAAACCTAAAAACTCGTTTGCTTTCATTGTGGCATTCCCATTTGTTGTTCAGGTGGCATCATTTCCATACCTTCTTGCGGCATCTCAGCGCCGACATCAACATCACGGCCTGGCATTTCGCCAATCAGATCACCAGAGGTGATCATACCGTGAACCGTGCCCATTACGATGTCTTGAATTTGCTCTGGCGACATAGATGCCTGCACTTGCGCCAACCGTTTAGTCTCAGCTTCGTATGCCTTAACCTGCGCCTCAAAGTCTTTGCGCTTCATGTCTTGCACTTCAACCGACTGGTTGACATGCTGAAGCATCTGGTGCATCTGCTCCATCTCTTGACCCATCGCCTGCATCTGTTGCTGCGCGGCCTGCAACGCTGGATTTTCATCGCTGTCGTTCATCAACTTAGGATCAATGGTCTTGGCAAAGCGCTTGGCCATCTCTTGAGCGCCAGGCCAATCCATGTTTTTCACAAACAGGTCACCGGCCACAGCCCACAATTGAGGATTGCCTTGCAACAGTTGTGCCATTGCTTCAAGAGCCTCTTGACGTTTGGTCGCGTAGCCTGGGCCGGTGGTCGCAACGACATCGTACTTGCCAACGCCAGGATTGTAGATTTTTTCAAGCACAATCCCGTTTTGGTCAACAATCTTGTTGACCGGCTCGGGCTGTTCGGGGTTAATCTTGACCATCTTGGTGTCGCCATCTTCACCAATAATTCGAGCAATACGCTGGGTGTCGTAAATCTTCGGAATCAAGTCCACCAGTTGACGAGCCACATGACGCACGCCACGGGCTAAGTTGTCGCCATAGTGGTATGTGCCAACATCGCCTTCACGCTGACGCGCAAGGATGGCTTTGCCTGACCGTTCGTTGCTTCCCATGCCCAAACTGGCGTTATATTGGCCAGTGGTGGACTTAATGTCTTCAGAAGCACCCGATTTGGCTTGCAGAAGACCGCTGGAGGCCATTGGAGGCTGGGCACGTTGTGGCAGTGGCAAGACACTGCCTTGACCGTCTGTAACGTCTGGATTGACTTCCAAATAAGGCCAATTGTTGGTGTTAGCGGTCTTCCACTTGTCTTCGTAGCCTTCAAACTGGCCGCCATAACCAATAAATGGCGCTTTTGGCGCCAAGGCCAGCATCTCAGCTTCTTGGGACACCCAATAGTTGTACATCCTTTGGGCATCTTTGGCGTTTCGGACCAAACCAGACACATACAAGCGGCCATCCACCTCAAATTCATTGCCAACAATGCGAATGACGGGGATATATTTGCCTGCCCACTCGCGTTGCTCTAAGATTTCGTACCCATTGATCTTGCAATACCGCACTTTTGGGCGGTCAGACTCGCGGGATTTGATGGGTTTGCCGTAAAACGCTTTTAATTGCTTGTCTTCGGGTGTGCCCTCAAACGCCGTAGCGTTGCCAGGGTACAAATTCAGCGTTGTGCGGTCGTAGTCGATGTAGTAGTAGTCGGCAATGCGGATCGTGTCCTCATTAAGCCAGTTGCTGATCGACTGGTCACCCACACCCAGCGACTGGAGCGTGGTGATTGGCGCAGCATCAGGGTACATGCGCTCAAATTCTTCTTTTTGCAGGTCTTCAGTGATAAAGCAATACTTGGCATCCGCACCCGTTGGGTCTTGGATCGTAGGGTCCATGTAGACACTGAAACTGTTGCGTACACGGCCAATCTTGATGTCTTGGTCAAAGCTGTTGTCTTCGCAATACTCAGTTAGCAAGCGAATATACCCTTCGCCGTAAGACACTTGGTTTTCACACGCGGTGTCGTAGGCCACATCGGCATCACTGATGTACTCAATGTGCCGAATCATGCCATTGAAAATGTCAGCCACCTCGATGTCAGCGTTGTCATCCACGGGAATAACTTTAGCGCCTGGGCGGTTTTGCCGTTGGTCGTTGGTGACCTGCCGCACATGCTGGGGCAGCTTGTTGATAGTCAGGCAAGGACGGGCGTTGATGGTCTGGCCTTGCACCGCGCCACGGGTGGCCAGTACATCGGCAGGCCACTGCCAATGGTTGTCCGGTGAGCCTGCGTAAAACTTCAGGTCATCGGTTTCATCTTCACGGGATTCGGACAGCGCAGAGACAGCCATATCCAACCTTGCACGCGCAACGGTCAGGATGTCTGCGTCAGACTTCAGTGGTTTGCCGCTAGCAGCAACATTAGCCGCAGCAACTATTCCGGTTGGATCAGCCATTAAAGACCCCTAAAACGTGAGGTTCGCGCATTAGCACATACTCTTTGCCACCATGCGTAAATTCTTGCCCGACATCAAAATATACACGATCATTGACCTTGACGTCTTTGCAATCTGGGCCTGCGGATAGTACCACACCAGTGCCAAGTTTTTCGCCAGGTGGCAATACAAACAGCGCATGTGTCTCAACATCACGCTCCATGATCAGGCAGTTTTGCAGGGCTTTTGGGGTCATTTTTTCTTTGGAGGTGGAGAAGCACGTTTGACAGAATACGCAATGGCCACGGCTTGCTTGACCGGCTTGCCAGCTTTGACTTCAGCAGCTACGTTCTTGCGGAACGCCTCGGGTGATTTAGATTTAACGAGGGGCATCACTTTCCTTTTTTGACGGGTTTAGCCGTTTTAGCAGAGTCTTTAAAGTCTTTGGCAGTTGGCGCACCCTTATCACCAGGGCTTCGCATCTTCTCTTTAGACCCAGCAGCAATTCGTTGTTGTTTAGCATGAATATTGGCATAAAGCCCCTGTTTAGTCGCCATGTTAAGACCCCATCCAACTGGTTGAAACCATGCCGCGATCAGAAGACACACGGCGCTGTGTTTTTTCATTGTACTCTCGGTGCGCCACAGGAAAAGCAAAGGTCACGCAAATGGCATCAGCCGCATCCGGTGAAGCCAACCCCCGTGCTCTCATGTCTTTCTTAGACTCCAAGAATATTGTTCCACGTGAATCAGGCTTGATCATAGGTGAAACCAGATCCGTTTTCAAGAACCTGTCTTTAGGGATGCTTGCTGACCTTAACCAGTCCTTCATCTTGCCCCACATCTCAGCCCTCTTGTTGCCATACATAATTGGGTTAGCCGACTTGTTGCCAAAGTTCACGCCCTTGACCTTGTAGCGCTGCTCTTTCAGGCGGTCAACAATACCGGCGCCAAGACCACCTTCATCAATCACCACCATGGCCGGCTTCCATTCTTCCATGGCCTCAATAATATGGCCAACCACCGTCATCGTGTCATCGCCTCGATGCCGGTCAATGCGGATAATGTCGCGCCCTTGCCGGATTGCAAGGACTGTTGCATCGGCGCCAAACCTTGCAGGGTCCACACCAATAATAATCGGCGCAGTCTGATCCTTGTACTTTTCGCGCTTCATAGCCTCGTCCACAATGTCAGCCGGTATGAACTGGTCATCACCTTCTGACGGAAACATGCCATAGACCTCAACGTGAGCCTGGCTCGAGTCCGGTCCGTACTCATCAATGATGTTCTGGTACACAGCCTTGTCCGTACCCTCAACCGTTCGGGCGTCCACCACCTTGTTGGTCCAGAAATCTCGCTTGGAGTTAAAGCATTCGTAGAAGTACCCCGTATTTCGGCGGGGATTGCTGAACGCCAACCATAGGCGGTTTGGCGTATTCTCCGTAAAGAAACCAGCGGTCACCGCCCAAATAGCATCATCAATACCAGATGCCTCATCAAAGATCACCATCACACCATCGTGGTTGTGGACTCCAGCATAAGAGTCTGGATTCTCAGCAGACCACAGCCGGCCTTCAACCGCCCAATAACGGGTGCCTTTTCGCAGATCTTTTTCCACCAGCTCAGTAAGCCAGTTGGCAGGGGCTACTTTTGTCGCACTCACTTCAAACCAGTGGCTGTTAATGCTCATGGCCAACCACTTGGTGATCTCGGCCCATGTCACTGCTCTGAGCTGTGCTTCGCTGTTGGCCGAAATAATGGTGGTCGAACCTATCCTAGTGGACAGCATCCAGATGGTGAGCCAACTCACTAACGCTGACTTGCCAATCCCACGGCCAGATGAGACTGCATGGCGCAGGGTTTCAAAGTCTATCAACCCATTCTGGCGCTTGATGTGCTCGGTAATCTCTCGCAACACTTCCCTCTGCCATTTTCTTGGCCCCTTGAAATTGTGCAAAGGCGTGTTCTCTTTACCCCAAGGAAAAGCAAACAACACAAAAGCCTCGGGATCGTTAGAGATTGAAGGGCTCCAAAGAGTCGCCATCAGCTCTTGTTCGTCTTCGGGCTTGTAGATTGTGGTTTGCATTTATTTCGTCCGGACAATCAACTGATTGACCGGAACGTCGTAGCTTTGATAGGGAAAAGTGGCTATGCGTTCTTGAGGCGTCATGTTCATGCGAGTTTGCACTGCTCTGGCTTCGGCTTCGCCGGCAAGACGCTGATACAAATCAAATTTTGCTTGTTCGCTGTGATAAGCAAGTAACGCTTTTTCATCTAATTCACGCGCCTCTTTTTCAAGTTTTAAACCTTTTTTGCGGGCGCCAGGCTTGACAATCTTTGTTGGATCAAGCGGGTCATTAGCGCTAGACATCCTAAACATTTCTTGTGCTTGTTCTCTTTTTTGTTTTGCAATTTCTTCAAGCGTCAAAATCATTGTTTGTGGATCACCACCCCCTGCAAAACCTTCTCTTTGCTGTACAGCGTGTTGAAGCTCATGCAACATTGTTGATCTATTTACAGCTCCATTTTCGCTAATAGGAACACCAATATTGTCCCTTTCGGTTTCGTAATATCCGCCCTTTCTGCCAGGCTTCAAAAAGACGCCAATATTTTTTGTGTCGGGATATGCCGCCGATAGTTCTGGGTGCAACAAAGCCTTTTGCCTGCGAACTACAGTTGAATTTCCTCTTTCTAAATCTGTTCTTTCACCCCAAGAATAAAGTTTGTGGCCAGGCATTGAATTAGCGTCACTAATCTCTTGCCTCAATTTGCCTTCTGACCCCCTAAATGTGCCAGTAGCTGCCCAGATTTCTTCAGGTTTTGCGCCAGCCTTTTCCATCTCTAACGCTTTATTTGCAGCAGCCTGATTCCATGTCTTAGAAGTAGGGCCAACAAAAATCTGGCTTTGCGTACCCTGCGCCAGATCTTGCAACATCTGCGCCGGCATCCCACCGCGCTCCATGATCTGTGGGATTACCCTTTCAGCATACCGTTCACCAGCCATGCCTGCTGTCAGTGCCGCCTGCCTTGCTGCTCTCGCTGCCTGCAATGACGCCATTGTGGCCGGCTTGACCGCTGGTGCTACCGCCATCGCCGCATCCAACACTTCCGGCCTGATGCGTGTGGTGCCACCCAACCCACCAGCGCCAGTTGTCAAGGGTTCGCCATAAGACAGCCGGTCCAATGTTTGACTGACTTCTGGAGCCATCAGAAACCTTGAAACCCCCTGCATCTGCTGCGTGCGCTGGGGCGCATAACTCTGCGCCAGAAAGTCAGCCAACGCGCCAAGATACTCATTGCGTGGCACCGCACCAATTGAGTCCTGATACGCCAACATGTTTGCTGGGCGCTGCGTTAAAGCGTTGCTGTAGGTTGCCATGGCGTGATGTTAAACGAAAAATTAAAAAATGAAAAATATTTTTAAAATGTTCGCGGGGCTACCGTTCCTGTGGCCCTTTCGCGCCGGCCCTACCCCCCCCGACCGTGGCCAGTTGGGCAGGCCAGGCGCCGCGGGGCCACCCAACAACCCAAGTGTTAGTAGGCACTTACATACTTAGCGGCTTAAATCATAATGAATACCAAACAACTCAGCGACTTTACACAATGTCCATTATGTTAAGTCGTAACGTGGTTACGCACAGGTTATACATGATCGTATGTCGCCAAACTCGGTTGTCCACAACCAACAATGAATAACTGCCAGTTTGCCCTGTGGATAACTGGCTTGAGTAGTTCATAGGTTTTGTCTATCAGCTTTACCAAACCGGTAGTTTTTGGCTATTTTTTGGCTATGCGCCTGCGCGTAGTTGTAAAGAATTTCGGCGTAATCCGCACAAACCCACCACTATTACCACACCAAAAGTCACAAATCACCCATCCTTTGCCTGCACATCCACAACGTTGCTATCGTCCTGAAGCACGCGCTGTTTAGCTTCGTTCAGGGCATCCAAGACGCTGATGCGGGTGTCGGTAACGCTAACATCAATGCGATCACCGTACATTTTGGGCTTAAGTTTGGAGGCAATCCATTTGCGCGCATCGACTTGCATTCGCTTTTGCTGAACCCAAGCAGAAGCCATGGGTCCTTCCAAATGATCTGGCATGGGTTCGTCAGCCAGCTCGAGAATTTCTTCAGCCAGGCGGTCGGCTCGGTTTTCAATGGCTTTCTCGTACATCTCCCGAAACTGAAGATTGTTTCGCAGCATCATCATCACGGCATGATACGAAGGCATACCTTCGGCCTTCAATGCACTGCTTAGACTTTTGCCAAGCGACATTTGTTCGGTCATTATTTGCCAGCATGGATTGTCAATACCAAACACGGTTGGCCGGCCTGGCTTACGTTTCACGGCCACCTCAGACGCCAAGTTTTGAGTCACTTGTAAACTCCTAAAAAACGGGGTACTGACGCCAAAGCGTGGTCCCCCAAAAATGCGGCAACTGCAGTCTTCCCACCGCACGCCATCATGTTATCACCTCAATTTCAACCTTGTACTGCTTAACCCCATTGGAGCGTTGCTTGTACTGCCAGTCTAATTGCTTGTGCCCATCATCCACACCAAGCCAATCAGCAACCCCATCCCTGACCGCCTTAAACCCAGACTGCAGATTATCCCCATCCAACGCCCTTGGAGCCACCCTAGTGAGCACAATCGTACAAGGTGGTACCGGAGGTGCGGCAACAGCACATAACGTGTTGTACGCCCTTTTACGGTGATCCTTGGCCAACTTAGCCTTAACCGCCCAATGCATCCTGACATTTGCCACACTCACCACTTTCATGTCCATTTCCACTTCAATCATCCTAACCCCTTAAAAACTCAAAATCCGTGTACCGACGATTCGACCCGACTTTGTGTACCGAACCGAAGGGGGTATATATACCCCTTCGGTACGTTTCGGTACAACGGGCAAGTCGGGCATCGGTACGTTTCGGTACGTTTCGGTACATCGGTACAGTGTTTCGGTACACTTTGACTGTACCGAACGTACCGAAATCGGTACAGATCGGTTCGGTACGGTACATTTCACTTTCAAAATAATTGCCGTTTCGGTACATCGGTACATCAATTCTGGTTGTTTCTGGCATGTGTATTGCTTAAACAACATTAGAATTCGGTGTTTTTGGTACAGATCGGTACATCAACAAAGCACTCCAAAATGCCCCGCCAAGCACTTTGGCTGCGAACTGCATAGCAATGATGCTTGGCATCAAAACCCCAAATGCAAGTGTTGGGAACACTAAAGAGTCCACCGCCGCGCCAGCCACATTAGAGCCATTGGCTCTTACGGCCCATGAGCCTTTGATCTTGGCAAACGCAGTCCAATCAACAACGGCGGCAGCCGTAAATGACACGGCACTGGCAATGGCAATCATGCCAGCCGATGGGTTGAGGGCGTAAGTTAATGCGCCAGAGAACGCAATCAAGCCAAGCATTTGCTTGGCGCTTAACTTTTCGTGTAGCCAATCCCGCAAGGTTAGATCCAAGCCAATGAACAAAAAGGCATTAATAGGTGACACCCAAGGCCCAAATGTGGCAATAGATAGGTTGGCAACTGTCATGGCAATTGCGTAAACAATAAGAGCAAAAATCATATTAAACTTTCTTGTAAAGGTTGGAGTTCCCAAAGGGAGGGTGGGTTTGTTGAATCAATACGTTTTGCCATGCATCCAGCGCAAATAGTGCTTTCAGCATGGTGTAACGCAACATTTGTTGAATCAGCACTTGCTAAAGGCCAAGGGCCAGCAGACAAACCAAGCATTCGCAAACCATGAATCCAAGGCAGTTTTCCAAAAGTTTTGGTCAAAATATTAAAAGCCTCATCCATTTTTCCTGACCATTTGGGCGTTCCAATTTGCCAATACTCGCCACTTGAACCAAAGCAAACTCTGCCCCATGTATCTGACAATTCCAAAAGGTATGAAATTGGCATACCCAAATGCCAAACTGGAATTCCAAATTCTTTGCGGAAAGGCCAAGTTTTGACCATTTCTTTTTGTTGCTCAACCGTGCCATCTATTACATCAGGAACAACCGCCCAATGTGGATGTGCCAACAATGGCTCAACCCATTCATAAAATCCATTTATGTCAAACGGCAATCCCCGTGTTTTGGCACTAAATGCACCGTTGTCTAACATCAAAGACTGCCCCAAACGCAAACATCTTTTAAGATCATCAGGACGGGCATAAGAAACACAAAAGTGTTTCCCACCCATTGTCTCAATTGCTTTTATGGGGGTGATTGGTGTCCCGTGATAGTGAATCATGCCGCCACCTCTAGCACTGCTTTCGGTACAGATCGGTACACCTCATTGCGTAGGCTTACCATGTCTTTTTTAATCAATCCATCCGCTGATTCCTTAAACCGCCTGGCGTTCAAACCATGGCCTTTAGCTGATTCCCGCCACTCATCGTAATTGGCTGAAACGTCTATGCCTTCCATGCCATCGGTAGTTTTCTTGACTTCAATGGCCACCAAACAGTTCAGGGCAATCAACTGGTTGCCTGGCAACACGGTACGCTTTTGCACACTGCTTACCAACCCGCTGATGTCCACACTAGTGAGGTACGCACCCTTGACTGGGTTGCCGTGTTTGTCAAGGATTGGCAAATCAACCTGAGTGATCTGGAAATTCTTAATCGCAGGCATTTCTGCGTCTTTCATCTTTTTGGATTCAAACTGGATGGTCTTGGAGCCTGAATCCAGCTGGCACTTGTACTCGGCGTCCAGTGCGCCCTTTAATGCTGTCGATCCCCGTGACCGTTCCTTGTCTGCCGCCCCGCTGTGGTGAGCCACCAGTACGCAGCACTTATAGTCTTGGCGCAAGTAGGTATCCAAATGTTGGATAAAGCTGTTCATGTCTTGGGTGCTGTTTTCATCCCCGCCCATGTTCCGAGCCAATGTGTCGATGACAATCATGGCTGGTGTATGGCCACACTCTGTGGCCAAGGTTTTGATGGCCTCTGCCACCATGGCCGCTTCTGTGGCGTCATACAGTTGAGCTGCCCTGTGGCTTTTGAACAGTGGTGCGCCTTGCAGGGATATGCCGTTGCCCAGCTCCCACGCCTTAAACCGCCGAGCCAGTCCGTTGTGCCCTTCGCCGGCGATGTAGAACACTGCACCCTTTTGCACGCCATGCCCATGCCAAGGTGTGCCGGTTGCCACACAGCAGGCAATGTCGATGCTGACAAAACTCTTGCCCCCGCCTGGGTCACCGAACACCTGCGCCAAGCTGTCTGATTCGATGTAGTCATCCACAATCCACTTGATTTCTGACAGCTCCAGACTGTCGATGCGCGAGAATTCAAACGCCAGTTTTTCCCGTGCCGGCCCAGCCACGCGCTCAATCTGGTCCTTGACCGCATCAAGCCCCTGCAGGCAGTGAAGGTCATTAAAGTCTGTTGGCTTGTTGTCCACCATGTCAGACTCTCCAAATGATGGATACACAATCTCGCCAAACACCAGTGCCGCGGCAGCCCGTCCCTTAGTCACCCCAGGGTTGCCCTCCGTCCACTGGTCATTGTCTGCGCCAATAATGATCTTAGAGCCTGGGAACATCTCTTTTGCGCTCTTGGCCACCTTGGCAAGGTTGCCACAATCAAACGCCACCATGACGGTGTAGCCCGTTGCCTCATGGATCGAAGCGCAAGTGGCAAAACCCTCACCAATGAACACAATCTTGCGGTTCCCCCGCAACTCATAGAACCCGCCATCAATCTTGCCGCCCTTCAGGAAGCGTTTGTTCCCTTCAGCGTCAATCGTTTGGTAACTTAGGATTTCGCCAGACTGGTTGATCACCGGCACCACCAATCTGCCTGCCCTGTCAATCTTGATCCCATGCGCGCCAACGTGCTTGCGAACAAGGTAAGGATGGTCATCACTGGCATCAGCATAGGTGCCCACCTCATCCTCTGCACGCTCAGCAGCCACTGCCTGACTGGCCAACCGTTCTGCATCCTTCTTGGCCTTGAGCTCGGTCACCCACTTATCATGCTCAAATCGCTCAGTAAAAGACATGGACCGCCCAATGTCAGCCACCCACTTGGCCTCAAACGTAGGCTCCTTCCAGCACCCAGCAATCCCCACAGGAATCTTGCCACTGGTGTGCAAGATATACCAGCCATCAAGCGCCCCCTTCTTGCTTGATACATGTGGCACACGGTGGATCTCACCATCAGCGATCAAATCTTTGATCAATAAGCCACTGGCCTCACAGTGAGATCTGAACGCAGCTTCAGGGTTGATCAGGTCTTGCGACTCTGTGGCCACAGCAAAGCCATTGGGGAATATGGTTGAAAGGGATGTCATACAAATAAAAGTTGTTGTGTTTTGACCAAACCGCCAGAGTCATATCGCATGGATTCACCCTTTGGATATGGCTCAATTTCGTATTTCAATGCCTCAAGCATTGACTGCTTTTGCTTTTTGCTACCCAAAAAGAAAATGTATCTGTGTTTTCTGGATCTGTCTTTTAAATAAAAGTCATCTCCAAATTTATCACGCATCCATTGAGCGCGATTTTCTTGGCCACGACTCATATCTGCCACGGTAACACCATGCAAATGCTCTTGGCCTTTTAATTTCCAATCAGTTCGCTTCGCACTTAACCCTGTGTAAATAAAATTTGTTGCTTGGTATACATACCCAACATGACCTTGTTCAGTGTCTGCATAACTAACCACAATCAATGGCTTGGGTAGCATTCTCAATGATCTGCCAACCAAAAAAGATGCGCTATTTGGCTTGTTGTCGCAACAAAGTCTGTTCAATTCAATTACGTTATCAATCCATTTTTCACCGCACAAACCAATGCGTAATGCACTGCTTGCAGGCATCCCATAAGTTACAACGCCAATCAATTCGCCAGAGTCGTAAAGCCCAAAAGCATAAGAAATTGGGCACATTCTTTTTGCGTAGTGTTTTTGCAACAGCCAAGGCTCAACCTCAAAGCTGTTAATTGGCAAAACTTTCACGCCTGTGCCTCCACCAGCTCTGGCCATATAGCGCCCCAGCTGTCCTGGCACAGCATCTTGCGACTTAACCGCCCACCGGTTTCTTGCTCAACCCGTACAGCCTCAGTGGCCGACATCTCCCGCCTGCCGGTGAGGCACTGGTAAAGATACTGTTCATTGATGCCGACTTTTTCTGCCAGTAGTCGGCGCTCGTCTGGTGTAATTTGTGTGTTCATAGAAGCAGAACTCTAGCACATTGATAGACAAATCATGGCATAGGGAAAACACCTACAAAATAAATGAAATAAATCTAGCAAAGTGCTTGATCAGGTCTAGCACAGTGCTAGAATTCATACATGCCACGAAATTGTTCATGGCATCACGCCGAAAGGCCAAAGGAAACAAAATGACAGAAGCAGCATACAACGACATGACAGAAACCTACATCGGCACAGGCCGCAAAGACAACAAAGGCCGTGAGATTGGCTGGATTGTTGGCCTTAACAACAACGGTGTTAACTTTGCCGCATGGGTGCAAAACGCACGCAAAGTTAACGGCGAATGGAAAGAGTTTGGCGTGCAACAACGCAGCAAATCTTTTCCTTCACAAGCAACAGCAACTGCATGGGCTTACGCAACCGCCCAAGTTCGCCGCCAGAAATTCCTCACAGCTTAATCCAACCCACGGGGCTCCGGCCCCATAAGTCCCACAAAATTTTCAGGAGTTAAAAATGAATGCATATCAAGTAAAGCGTGTTGAAGAATTTAGGGTATTACGGGATGCGGTTACCCATGCAAAAAATTGTCTAGAGTCATGCGATGGTTGGGATGTTGAAACACTCAGTTTTAACATTGAATGTGCCTATCCAGAAATTGACTCAGACAAATGCGAACGCATGGCTGCTGCTGTGATGCGTTATAAAGGATTGCTTTAAATCAACAAAGGCTTCTGCCCCTACGAAAGACAAACCATGAAACACAGCAAGTACTACCACTACCCCGAAGTCAAGAACGCACGCATTAACGCACGCGCCGAGGCCGCACTGGACTTTATCTTGGCGCTCATCATTGGCGCCTCACTGGCCGTCCTGTTGATTGCATGGTGGACTGCATGAACACCACCCCTGTTTGCCCCCCTGGCTTTATCGAATTTGCCTGCGATCTTGAAGGCGTTGATTTAATTTGTCACTTGGAATACATCCCAAGCGAATACGGATCACAAGATTCTATGGGCTTACTCTATGAGCCCGACAGCGATCAAAGTATGGATCTGGTTAATGCCTACATTGCCGGCACTGACATCGACATTGGCCATTTGCTCTTGCAGTATCTGGTCGATCACATTACAACCACAGCACTTGAGGACATGAAAAATGATCACTGAACTGACCGCCCTGCTTCGCAAAGCAAAATTTGCAGAATCTACCGCCAAGGCCGAACGCCTGCGCTTGGAAGATTTAATTGAGAAACAATTCACTAAGCCCGAAGGCGGTGAAGGCACGCACATTGATGAGGAGATCCGCATCAAGTGGTCAATTAACCGCAGTGTAGACACACCAGCAGTGCAGGCCGGCTGGGAACAACTGACGCCCAACGCCAAGAAAGCATTTCGTTGGAAGGCTGACGTTGACCTGACTCACCTTCGCGCCATCAAAGATTTGGACTCCATTGCCTATGCACAGGCCACGGTGTTCATCACTAGCAAACCCGCAAAACCCTCTATCGAAATTTTGAAAGACTGATATGTTTGATTTGAAATCTATTTCCAAGACCCGCCGTGTCCGTGCCCCCAAAGTTGTTGTTGTTGGCACCGGCAAGATCGGCAAGACCACCTTTGCAGCCATGGCGCCCAACGCCATTGGCATTCTGACTGAAGACGGTGCTGACGCTGTAGACGCCAACGCATTTCCATTGGCATCCAGCTTGACCGAAGTCTATGCTGCCATTGACACGCTGATCAATCAAGACCATGAGTTTCAAACGCTGTTTATTGATTCGCTAGACTGGCTTGAGCCACTGGTGCAAGACCATGTGTGCAAGGCCAACAACTGGAAAAACATTGAGCAGCCAGGCTTTGGTAAGGGTTACGTTGCAGCTGCCGAAGAATGGCGCAACCTGCTGTCCGGCCTTGAAGTATTGCGTGCCAACAAGGGCATGGGCATCATCCTGATTGCCCACGACAAGATCAAGCGCATTGAAGACCCCTTGACTGAGGGCTATGACAGCCATGTGCTTAAGCTGCATGACCGCGCTGCCGGTCTGGTGCAAGAATGGGCTGACGTTGTGGGTTATGCCGGCTACCGCATCTTTACGAACAAGACAGATGCTGGCTTTGGCAACAAAGAAACCAAGGCCACTACCACGGGTGAACGCATCTTGCATGTAGAGCCCCATCCAGCCCATTGCGGTGGCAACCGCTTTGGCCTTACCAACATGCCGCTTGACTGGGCGGCATTCCAAGAAGCGCTGACTGTAGCGCAATCTTGATTCTCAGTCCGTAACTTTAAACTTTGAAAGAAAACAATGGCTCAATTTAACTTTGACGCATCGACCGTCACCCCCCAGGCCGCAACCGGCCCCGTTCCCGCCGGCACTTACTTGGCTCACATTACTGAGTCTGATGTGCAGCCGCTGAAGTCCGGCAACGGCACTGGCCTGAAGCTGACCTTTGAAATTATTGATGGCCAGTACAAAGGCCGCAAGATTTGGGAGAACCTCAACATTCAACACAGCAACGAAGACACCCAGCGCATTGCTCAGTCGCAGCTGTCTGCGCTGTGCCATGCTGTGAACGTGATCAAGTTGCAAGACACTGCAGCCTTGCACCTTAAGCCTGTCAACCTTAAAGTTGTGGTGCGCGAGGCCCAAGGCCAATATCAGGCAAGCAACAACATCAAGGGCTATGAGTCTGCCGGCGGTGTGCGCCAGGCTGCGTCCTTTGTGCAGCAGGTAGAAGAAGCACCAGCCCTGAAACCTACAGCCCCTGCTTGGGCTAAGAAGTAAACCATGGCCGCAGTACCACAATCTGTTGTGGACCCTGTGGCTGACGCCATCTTTGCCCATTACAAGGCAAAGTTTGGCGCCGACCCACAGCGCCCCTATCTTGGCGCCAGTGCAATTGGCAAGCCTTGCTTGCGTCAGCACTGGTATTCATTCAGATGGTCCAAGCCGGCTGAGTTTTCTGGTCGCTTGTACCGTGTGTTCCAGTCTGGCCACTTGCAAGAGCCAAGGGTTTACGATGATCTGAGAGCAATTGGCTGCACGTTGTACGACACAGATCCAGTGACTGGCCGGCAATGGACGTTTACCGAACCCACCAGTGGTGGCCATT